GGCCTAGTGCTCGGCGCTGCCGAACTCTCTATGAGACATGTTGCGTCGAACCTTCAAAACACACCCATGGGCGGTGAGCCTCCAAAGGGGACGAGGGACTGGACGGTGGTGGGTGCGATCCTGGTGGACAAGTTCATCGTGCTGCAGCAGCTACTTGCGAACCTGGACGGCAAGTCGGGCACGGCTACGGTGGCCGAGCTGAACGAGAAGGCGCATCGTCTACTCGCTATCACTCAGGAGCTTGAGCGACGCGGGCGCGCGAGGGACGTGACGCCGGATGTTTCACGTGAAACGTCTGACGACGAAGGTCGATTGACCTAGGGTGCCAGGCTCACCCATCGCCCCCCCCTATGAAGATTAACGCAGGGGGCCCCATCCCCAGAGCGCGAGCACATGACGTCAAGCACATGCTGAAAGTGCTGAGAGGGCGCGCACTGGGCTTCTAGGTAACTAGGTTACTAGGAGCAGGTGGGAGTGGAGGACATGGGAGTAGGAACACATGACCCCCCTGCCCCCCGTGCTTGAGTTGTCTGCTTGGACAACCGGCTGAAAAGCCTATCGCGGGGAACAGGGAGTGCGGCTCGGTGAAGCACCGGGCCTCTGGCTTTCGACTAGGCCAGCTTTGCACGGCATCTCAGCCGCGCCCCCCTGCCGCCTTTGTGGCGGAGATTGGTTCCTTGCACGGTTGCAGGATGGATGCAAGCTCTTTCTCCAGTCGCTGTTGCTTCTCCCGCGCTAGTCGGTGTAGGGAATTGGCATGGCAGATGATGAGGTCCCCCCGGTACAGGATAATCCCGACGCGGATATGGCGATAATCAAGCGTTCGATCGGGCTCATGCTTGGTGGCATGATCGGGCACCCGCTGGATGCGCGCATGGTGGAGGCTGTCCTGACCGAGTTGGGCTACAAGCGCCTGTCTCCGCTGGTGGTATGATCGACCTGTCGAAATACTCCAAGAGGCAGCGCATTGCGCTGGAGCGGCTGGAGACCAGGGGCCACCGGGACCCCATGTTGTCGCGCGACGTGTTGACGCGCGAGACCAAGGTGGTGCAGGGCCTTCGCGTAGTCTCCGGGCTCACTGTGGACGACGACGAGCCGATGGCGTGGCGCGCGTGGGTGGGCATTATCGACCCCAAGGACACGATCATTGTCGGTGGCTCGGACGACTATTTCGTGCCGATCAGGATGTGGGGGACGATCCCATGGGCGGCGGAGATGGCCGAGATGTGGTTGCGCGAGATACTGACGCTACCGCGCGAGGTCGAGCGTTTCTACCAGGCGCAGTACCCGAATGGCCGGTCAACGACGTTCCATCGTATCGTCAAGCTCGATGACGACGAGCGGCGCTACGTGGAGGACATCAAGGCCAAGCTGCTGGAGCCGACGGTGGCGGCGAAAGAGCCGGGCTGGAATTTACTGCCCGGCGAGGTCGCCCCGGAGCCGGGAACCTGATTATCTTGCATATCTGCGATAGGGCGAGTATCCATTCCGTGCAGTGGCGCAAGGAAAGTCCCGACCTGACCTATCCAGACTGACCCCGGAACAGCTCGCAGAGGAACTGCGCGCCATTACCGACCAGACCGACACCATCGTCCGGTCGACCGCTTTCCTCCGTTTCAAGCCGCTGAACTACCAGGAGCCATGGTTTGCGGCGAAGGAGGAGATCAGGCCGGTGGTCGCGCCCAACCAGGTCGGGAAGACGACGTGGGGGGCGATCGAGACGATCTCCGACTGCCTTGGTGACCGGCCGCTTGCGCTCGGCGGCAACGACCGTGCGCGACCGGTGCGGAACTCGAAGAAGGGTTACCGGGCGCTGGTGGCGGGCGAGTCGTTCGACGCGCTGCGCGACAACGTGCTGCCGAAGTTCAACGAGTTCGTCTCGCCGGGCATGTTGCAAGGTTCACCGAAGAAGAACTCCGAGGGCTTCCCCTACCTGTGGCGCTTCGCATCCGGTGCGGAGGTGACGCTCATGTCCTACCAGCAGGAGGTGAGCGTGTACGAGGGTGCGGTGTGGGATCGCGCGTGGTTTGACGAGCCGCCCCCACAGGCGATCTTCAACGCCGTGCGCCGTGGCCTCATGGCGCGCAGCGGTCGCACCGACTTGAGCTTGACGCCACTAAAAGAGGCGTGGATGCTTGACGAGCTGCTGGTCCCCGGCCGCGACCCCGAATCGCCGCTCTACGGTGCAGTGGCGCAGTTCGATGAGATCGACATCCATCGCAACTGCCAAGTATGTAATCCTGGCGTCGGGGTACTGCCGCACGACCGGATCTTGACGTTCTTGGCGCTGGTGCCACCTGCGGAGCGTGCGGCGCGCGAGTTCGGCACGTTCACGGCGGTTGCTGACCTGGAGTTCGCCTACATACAGGCGGCGACGCACGTCGTGCCCGACATCGACGTGAAGCGTTGGGGCTGGCCGGTGGTCGAGGTCGTGGACCCTGCCATGAAGCGACCGCTCCACATGGGGTGGTTCACCGTCGACCCGGAAGAGAACTGGTACTGGTTCCACGCGGCACAGGTGCCGAACGATGGCTTTCAGCGCATGTGCCGCGACATCCAGGGCCACCGTCGCTACGTCGGCCGGCAGCCGGACAAGGCCATCATGGACCGGCGCGGCGGCAAGCACAGGATTGACGCCGACCTACAGCAGGACTGGTTCGGCAAGTTCCGCAAGGCGGGCATTGTCTACGAGGAGTCCGTTGATACTCACGTTCAGACGCTTCACGACTGGATGCGTCCGACCTACAACCCGCTCGACGGCGACAAGGCGGTGCCGAAGTTGCGCATCTGCCAGAGCGTCGCCGACATGCAGAAGGGACCGTTATGGGCATTTCGGAGATTCGTTTGGGTAACCGACCCCACGAAGAGGGACCGCAGGGTCTACGACCAGACCGGGAAGGATTGGGTGGACCTGGCGATGTACTTGCGGGCGGCGGATCTGACGTACAAGCGGCTGATGCGGGACGAGGAGCAGCTAGCGTCGGGGCACCCGCTGGCGATGTCGTACGCGCAGCCAGGCGCGGTCGGCGGAGGGGGAGCCGGAACAAGGTCCAGGGGAAGCCTCGCAGAGTCGTACGCAACCCCGAGCGACTGGAGGAAGCTGATCCCGCGCGGGTACAGCTGACGTACGAGGAGACGCGCCAGCGGACCATCGCGGCCCTGATGGCGCTGCCGAGGGAGCTCCAGGACGCTGCCAATTGGCTGTTCGCCGATCAGCACAGTGCGGGCAGGCAGGCCATGCGCGAGCTGTACCTACACCCCGAGAACCGCTACGTGGTCGCCTGCCTGATCGGCGCTGCGGTGATCGACGACCCGCGTATGTTCGGCATCTGGTGCAAGCACGGTGCCGAGCTTCTGGAGCAGTTCCGTCGCGGCGATCGCGACGAGCGCGTGATGTTCGAGCGCGCGAACACGCAGTTGGAGGGGATGCCCAACGTGCGAATGGGTGGCGACCCCATCCCGCTCGCACAGGCCGCAGGCCGTGAGCCGAGCCCCGAGCAGTTGGCCGCATGGAACCAGCGATTTGCGCGCAACGCGGCGGCTGGTGCCTACCACGATCCAGACGCGGCGCAGCGTGCCTACGTCCCGGGGGCTCAGTTCGCCAACACGCCCGTCCAGTCTCAAGATTCCGGCCAGATGAGTGCATTGGTGCAAGATCTGGTGCGGAAAGAGCTTGCATCGCTGCAAGGTTCGCAGTATGGGGCAAACAGCATGCCACAGCCGCCGACCCTGCAGTCTTGGCCGCCACCGGTCATTCGTCCGCTCCCGCAGTGGACGGGAGGCGCACCGGGTCCGCCGCTGGGGTACGTGCCCGGTAGACGTTGATGCTCGGCGGCGGGATGGGCGGCATGTCTGGCGGCATGCCGTCCTATGGCGACAGTCCGGGCGGTCAGGAGCCAGCGTCGCTCGCGTCACCCTTCCCTCGCCCGCGCTGGGCGGACTACCTGCGCGAGGGCAACTGGGGTGAGCTGGGCATCATCGACCCCGAGCGCGCGCAGGGCATGACGGAGGAGGACATCCTCCAGTTGATCCAGACTGCGCGCCAGCAGTCCAGCACCGCGCGTGCGCCGCTGGAGAACGAGTGGCGTCGCCTCGAGGACCTCTACCACCTGCGCACGGTGGACGCGCGGAAGCAGCCGTGGCAGGCGCGCGTGAAGGTGCCCGAGATCCAGACCAAGGTTCGCGTCACGCTCTCGCAGCTACAGGGCGTGCTGCTCGACGCGCCGCAGTGGTTCCAGGTCTACAACGACCCGAAGACCTACTTCGAGCCCGAAACCAGGCTCCTGCAGCACTGGATCAGGCTGGTCACCGACCAGGCGCGCACGGTCGAGAACGCGCTCGCCATGTGGGAAGAGGCGTTCACCATCGGCACCGGCTTCATGCGTTGCTCGCCGGAAACCTACATGGAGAAGCGCCCGCACGTCATGCCACCCGACCCGATGGAGGTCGAGCAGTGGAACATGGACATGCAGCAGTGGGAGATGATGGCGATGGAGGCGGCGCAGTACGGCCAGCAGCCGCCGCCGCCGCCCCAGCAGCCGCGCCCGTTCGTCGCTGCGCACGCGATGGAGCGCATGAAGTTCGAGACGCAGTGGGTGTCGGCGTGGTGCATCTTCCCCGACCCCTACGCCTCTGACTTCTACAAGGGCAAGTTCGTGATCGAGGAGTCGTGGGTGGACGAGGAAGACCTGCTCTCGCGCCAGCGCGCGGGCGTCTACGACTCGATCGACGACATCGGCGAGCCCGTGTCGTGGGGTGCGTCGCGCGAGAGCCGCTACCGTCGCACCGAGCTACTCGACTCGCGCGCCATGAACCGCCGGCAGCACCTCGTGCAGAAGTACACGGGCAACATCTACGACAAGGGCGGCAAGATCGTCGCCGAGAACTGGGTGATCGTCGCCGTCAACGAGAAGGCCATCGTCCAGATCGGCCCGAACCCGCGCTGGAATGGCGAGTCGGGCTACATCTGCTCGACGCCGATCCCGTACCGTGGCCGGCCGTGGGGGATGCCGCTCTGCGACGCCGATTCGTACATGCAGGAGCAGCAGGAGAAGATCCTGAACCTGATGATCGATGATGCGATGTACGCGGTGCTCGGCGTCTTCTTGATGGACGAGACGAAGTGCGACGAGCCATCCATGCCGGAGGACCTGTGGCCCGGCAAGATCTACCGGGGCCGCGAGGAGTTCGTCAAGAAGCTCCAGTTCCAGACGCAGATCAACAACATCTGGCCGCTCTACAACAAGCTGGAGTCGATCGGGCAGTCGTCAACGCAGATCTCGGAGTTCATCGACGGGTCGCCATCCTCGCGTGGCCGGCCGACCGCAACCGAGGTGTCGAGCAAGACCAATGCCGGTACGGCCTACCTGCACAACGTGTCACGCAGGCTGGAGGAGAACGACCTCGAGCGCCTGCTGAACCTGCTGAAGGGTGACATCATCCAGTTCGGCTCGGATGCGAGCGACCCGCGCTTGAAGGATCTGCTTGAGCAGTTCGGCGGGCCGGGTGCGGCGCAGTTCTTCCAGGACGACCTGACGCGCTTTGAGACGCTGAACGTGCCGACGCGGATCTCCGTGCGTGGGATCTCGATGATGATGGCGCGGCAGGACCTGATGCAGCGGCTCATGCAGTTGATGACGCTCGGCCAGCAGCTTGGCATCCCGCCGATGAACATGCTGCAGATCTTCTACACGGCGGTCAGCACGCTAGGCTTCGACCCCGAGCAGTTGGGTCTGCCCGAATCGCCTGAGGCAATGCAGCAGCTCCAGCAGGAGATGATGATGCAGCAGCAGGCACAGATGGCTGGGGGTGACCAGGGGAGCGGTGCGCCGGGGTCGGGACCTCCTGCGCCTGTGACCACTAACGCTGGTCAGCCCCCGCCTTCCCCTGACGACCTGATGGCACAGAATCAGGCGCAGGGTCCACCGATGGCGATGTAGCCCCGATCCACTGCCGGGCGAATAGCGGGATGGAAGGCGTGTTAACGCCTAGAAAGTGAGATTGACAGATGCCAGCACCACAGTTCAGGGAGACGTTCTACGCGGGCATGGGCGCGAGCCACGTCTACAAGACGGGAACTGCGAGCGCGACTGCGGCCTCGGTACTGGCTGCCGTCACCGGCAAGCAGTACCGCCTCAAGTCATACATCTTCTTCATGGCAGCGGACTTGACGGGGGCAGGCGCGACAGATGCGGCCCTCCAAGCGGCGTGGCTCGCGGATGGCACGACCGAGATCCTCGGACTCGGGATGCTGAGCGGTGTCGATGGGACTACCGTTATCGCTGACGCGACCCGACTTACTTATTCCTCGAGGGTCATCACCTTGCCATCCAGCGGCGTGACCGGCACGGCAGCGACTGCGGTGAATATCGACTTCACCGCGACCGATGCCAGGCTCACTTACCAGCTCGACCTCTGGTACGACCTCATCTGATCACAAACTTGACGGGGGCGCTCGTGGCCCCCGGAGGTTCGACATGAAGCTCCTACTCATCGTGCTCGGAATCGTCGCGAGCGTGTCACTGGCGCAAGCCCAGAGCGGCGGCACGCCAACAAACCCGCTCTACGTGCGCGAGCACCAGGGCACCACGCGCACCTACGCTGAGGTAAGCTGCACGGTGGCGGGTGATGTCGCGCTGATCGCGGCGGCGTCCACCGCGAACGCGCGCTCGATCTTGCTGAGCAACGAGAGCGGCGTAAACGCCGTGGTCATCTGCCCGGTAGCCGCCGCCGCTGGTGTATGCGATGCGGCAGCAGAGGGCCTGACGCTATGGCCGAAGGGCGCACTACCGATCGACCGTTCCGTCCGCGATACGGCATGGAGCTGTCAGGCGTTCCTGGACACGAGCTGCACGGCAGCGGCCGCCCCGGTTTCGTGCTGCACCGGCGCTGGCACGGGAACATGCACCACGGTGATCGTCGGCATCCTGATCGAGAAGTGAACGACATGCGGGGGGGGGCTACTCTCGCGTGGGTGCTGGTACTCGTCGCGCTGGTCGGCTCTACCTCCCCGGCTGGCGCGACGGGTCCAGTTACCTACCCGCCGGGCGGGGACGGAGCGGGGTTCAGCTACGACGTGCGCGACTATGGCGCGCTGTGCAACGACTCGGCCAACGATACGGCCGCGATCCAGGCAGCGATCGACGCGGCTGAAGCGACCGGCAAGGGTGGTGTCGTCGAGTTACCTACTGGCGTCTGTATCGTCACCGCTCTTACGATGGAGGAACCGGGCATCACGCTTCGCGGGCAGGGTGCGGCGGTGAGCCTCAATGCCACTCATCTACAGTGCAACATCACGACCGGAACGTGCCTGACGCTTGGCGCTACGTGTACGTACTGTGGCATCGAGGACATGATCCTCTCGACGCGCAACGCGCCGACCACTGCCACGCTCATGGACGGTACGCTTGCCGGCAGTGACTTCGCGCGGCGCGTGAACCTTATCGGGTCGCGCTACTGCACTGGCTTCAAGAACGTCGGCAACCTTACGGACGTGAGCCTCTTTAGCCCCATTGCCGGTGCGACGTGCCGTGCCGTATCGCTCATCGACGAGACCAGTTCCAAGCTGACTCGCGTAGGCGGTAATTGGAACACCAACATCGAGGGCATGATCGTCATTGAGCAGACCGCCGCCGGCCAGGTCGATTCACTCAACCTGACCGACGTGGAAATTGCGACTTCGGGCGGCACCGGCGCGGCGCTCAAGATCATGGGCACGAGTGCCACGAACCCGCCGCGCTGGATTCAGGTTGTCAATTCACAGTTCGAGGCGAAGACGACGGGTGCAGCGGCGGGCGACTACGCGATCTGGCTATCGAATGTCCGCGACTTCAAGTGCACTAACTGCTACGCGCACGGTGGTTACAACGCCGTCCGTGTTTCTGGCGGACCTGGCCCGATAACGTTCACCAACTCCGTCTTCGGTAACTCGCAGCGCGATGCGTTCTACCACGACGCGGACGTCATCACGTCGCTCATCGGCACGACCGTCTCGGATGCATCGCTAGAGACAGACAACACCTATTCTGACGTCCACCTGACGACCAACTCGCGCGGCTTCTCGATGATCGGCGGCGCGCTTGGGGCCGAGCTACTTGGTTTCCCAGGCTTCGATCCGAAATACGGCCTGGAGGTCATCTCTGGCGCTGACGAGTATCGACTACTGAACGTCACCTGTGACGGCCTCGCTACGTCCTGTTCGTCGTCGCCGCTGTGTAATCTTGGCACCTGTTCCGTGAACACAGCATCGGTGGTGGAAATCGGCATGGACCCGATTGCGATTGTGACGTCAACCGCCAACGTGGTCATGAACATCGATTCCGACAACACGAGCGGCAGCGCAGGGTTCGTGGTCCGCAGGGATGCCGCCGGGGGCTCCGGCACTGCTATTTTCGAGGTGAACGAGAGCGGCAATACGTTTTTTTATGACAATATGCCTGCGCGCTTCAGGGAGGCCACGGCCAACGGCACGGACGCGGTGGTCCTAAAAGGCCCGGCGTCGCTCGCGTCCTCCTTCACCGCAACGCTCCCCGCAGAGACGGGCACCATCTGCACGACGGGCTCGATCTGTAGCGGCACCGTGACCTACCAGGCCGGGCCGCTCACGGGCGACGTGGTGACGGTCGGTGCC